GCACAACGCACAGCAGACCTCGACCTGTCCGGTGCCGTCGCATGTCTCGCACGGCCCGACAGGCCACACGTCGGGATCGTTCCCGCCGTAACGCGAGGTCCATCGGATACCGTCCTCGCAATGCTCACATTCAACCGTCAGAGGGGTTGGGTTGTGTCGGGTTGACGACGGCAACCGGGCGTCACAAGGTTTCAAACTGTGACAACCGCATGACGCCATACCGGGCGCCGAATAGTCATGCCCAGTGTCAAGTATTACCGCGCGATCAAATCGAGTCGAAAGGCGATTTACCTCTTGCTTCGATTGTGATGACAGATAAAATACACCACTCACGCCTGGACTGCCACATTCACCGTCAGTGAAATACTTGGTGGACACGGGGAGTTTTGAACAATGAAGAATGCTGCGTGGCATCAATTGATTCCCTTCGATCGTGCGTCTGGATGGCAGATTGCCATCTCAGAACGTGACGGTCAAGGGAAAACCAGTGGCAAAATGCCATCGGCACAAATTATCCCGTTTCGGAAGCCGCGAAAATCAGCCGGCGGAGTCGCTACTTCTTCCCCACTCGTCTCCTGGGCGAAGGATCGGTGCCGCCGCCCATGGCCGTGCGATTGTGATCGAGGAGTTCCGGGTGGGCTTCGATCAGACGCGCCGCCAACTCCCCGTCCACGCCCATGAGCGATCCCTTCAGTATATAGTCGGTCGACACACACAGGCGGTGGGATAGCTCAACCACCAGGAAAACCGTGGGTGAGCGGTCGCCGTCCTCGATTTTCTGAAGGGTCGTGCGATCCACGCGCAGATCCCGGCAAAACGCCGCTCGGTTGGGCTCGACCAGCAGGCGTGCCCACTGGATGCGTTTGCCGATCATTTTTTGCATGGCTGAATATGCCGCTGGTCGTTTTTCCTTCGCCACGTTCCGCTCTCGTTTGCCGAGCCGCAATCTGGCACGGCACGGAAGATCCCGGTGATGGCGGGTATCCGCATTGACAAGATGGCTACTTGCCATCAATCATGTGGGCATGAGCGACAAGGCCCAATTCCACGCCGCCCTGATCCGCCGCCTTGGTGGCAAGACGAAACTGGCTGAGGCCCTTGGCCTGGACCGGGGCTCGGTAACGCGGTGGCATGAGCGAGGCATCCCTTCGAAGTACTGGCATCAGGTCGTCAGGTTCGGCGCGGCGTTGCCCGAACCGGTCCTGGTGACGGCGGAAGAACTGGCCGCGACCAAGCCCGAGACGGTGCCCGCATGACAAGCGAGGAAAGACTCCGAAACTTTCAGAGGGGCCCCCGGTGCTGACGGCCACGACCTACAACGATGTGGTCCTCGGCTACATCAAACGAACCTTCGGCCCCCTGAAGCACGCCGCGAAACTACTTGCCCGCGCCTCCGGAGCGACCCCCAGGACGTGCGAGAACTGGCTCGCGGAAGAACATGCGCCGAACGGCGAGAACCTCGTCGAACTGATGGCCGCGTGCTCCGAGCTTGCCGAGGAGATCAACCGCCTCGTCGAAGAACGCCGTTCGGCGCGCGGAGAAAAATGACCCTGGCGGTCGAGTTCACGGGCTGGCGTGATGTTCGATGCCAACGAAACGAACTCCGGTTGGGCTGGGTCACGCTCTGGTGGTCGCCCGGATCGATCACAAACGAAATGGCCCGGCTGCGCGTGGCGCTGGAGCTGGCCACGGCCGAACTGAAAGCAACGCGACACTAAGGGAGGCGGGGATTTATGTGGACAGTATCATGGCAGGACTTTCGCCGTCACGAGTTCGGCGACCCGATGCCGCCGATTGAACGCGAGACCTTCGAAACGAAGGACGCGGCCGACCGGCGAAAGACCGAGTTGAAATCGTCGCGTGTCGCGGCCTGCGTGACGCCGCTGGCGATCCGGCATCGGCGACAAAAACCCAGGCTCGACGGCGAGGCTCCGCGCTTCAACGCGGACTGGAAGCTGGCCGAATGAAACCGCTGGCCGTCGATTTGTGCTGCGGTTTAGGTGGCTGGACGTCGGGGCTGCTGGCCGAAGGTTGGGATGTTGTCGGTTTTGACATCGAACGGCATGTCTACGGCAATCATAAGTATCCGGCGCAACTGGTGTTGCAAGACATCATGACTCTCGATGGGCATCAATTTCGCGGCAAAGTTTCCTTAATCACGGCGTCCCCTCCCTGCCAAAAATACAGCTATATGGCGATGCCTTGGCAAAGGGCGAAGGCTCTGGCGCAATGGCACGGAGACCCGAACCATCCCGAACGAATAGAAGAACTGAATGCCTTGTTCAATGCGTGCGTGCGTATTGGGAAAGAGGCCGATTGCCCGATCATCATCGAAAATGTCCGAGGGGCGCAGCCTTGGGTTGGACGGGCAAGATGGAATTTTGGCTCGTTCTACCTTTTCGGCGACGTGCCGGCGTTGATGCCGACGGGAGCGAAGTTTAAGGGCGTCCCCCATCGCACGGCCGGACACTGGACCAATCCGGCCGAGCATAAGTTGACCACGGGGCCGCTGGTGGAAGGCTTCAAAGGCGTCGGCGGAAAGAGTTGGATACGCGACAAGGCAGCCGATCCCCGACCTTCCCACGGCACCAGCCCCGCCCGCAAAGCCGCCTCCGCCATGATCGCAAAAATCCCGGAGCCGCTCTCCAGGCACATCGCGAGGGTTTACCTGCCATGAGCGAACAACCCGCCGTGGTCATCAACTTTCCGCGCCCCACATCAGCCAACCGCATGTTCTCGCGGCAAATGACCCGTCATGGCCGCCGCGACCTGACACCGGAATACAAAGCGTGGCGAGACGAAGCGGGATGGGCCGTCAAGATGCAGATCGTGGGACTTGTGACGATTACCTCACGGTTTAACATCACCATCGAGGTGCCGCGTTCATCACGGGTCGATCTTGATAACAACGTGAAGCCAATCCTCGACATGGCCCAGAACATGGGGATCATCTCAAACGACAAAAACTGCGCCGGGATCACGATAACACCAGCCGATCGAACCGATTGCATGGCGGCGTTCTGGCCGCTGCCCGAGATGGACGGGGTGCGGAGGCCGGCGCCGGCATGCGTGCGAGCGAGGCGGGCGCGGCGGCATGCGCCGAAGCGGCGGGCGCTGACATGGATCATGCCTCCATGAACGCGCGGGAGAAAATCTGGGCGTGGATCGAAGCCGAGCGCCGGGGCGGTCCGGAAGGGAGCCCCGTCCTGCATGCCTCGCCGCGCCGGATCGCCGAGGCGACGGGCGTCGGGCTGGAGTGGGTCCGAACGATACTGGAGCAATGGTGCGACGAGGGGTGCCTGATCCGCGTTGAGTTCAAACACTATCGGATCGTCGAGGCGCCAAACCTGAACGGTATCACGCGGAACCCGGAATGGTCGCCCGAGGCACGCGGGAAGTTGACGGAGTTGTCGGCGCGCGGGCTGACATTGGTCGAGATGGCGCGCGAGATGCGGACGACGGTCAACGCCATTGCCGGACAACGTAGCCGCCTGGGCCTGCCGAAACGGCCGTCACCCATTCGGCGCGCGGCGGAGCAGGAGCCATGAGCCGGCAACTGGAATTGTTCAGGGGCGCCGCACCCACACGCTCAGCGCGGACAGCACCAACGCCAGCAGCGACACGACGATCGCCGCCAAACACGTCCAGCCTTCGCCCATCGCGACACGCTCCCGAGCCGTTCGACTTCGCGGCCGCCATCGCCCTCGACCCGCGCGCCGCGCCTCGGCCGGACGTGCCGGTGCCGGAGTGGCTCAGGCTGCGGACCGATCCGTGACGTGTTCCCGCCCTTTGCGTGACCGCCGCTGTTCCACGGCATCGAGGATCAGGCCCTCGATCCAGGCCGACAGCGTACGGCGTTCAACGGCGGCGATTCGCTCCGCCTCGCTTTTCACATTGGGCGTCGTCCGCATCAGGATATTTGCCGTTCGCCGCTCAGAAACCATAATACACCTGATTGACATTGTATCTACTCACTTGTATAAACAACCGCTATCGCAATGTCAAGGAACCCACACATGAACGAAATCCGCCCCCCGTCGGGCTTCCGCATCGAGAACGTGATGACGGCATGGCTCGCCACCCGCGAAAGCCTGCTCGAAAGCGACCCGTCCCTCGAACATGACGAGGCCGCGCTCACCGAAATCCTCGGCCCCGTCCAGGGCGACGCCGAGGAGATCCTGGCCAGGGTATTGCGCGCCAAAGTGCATGCGGAGGCCATGGCGAAGGCCGCTGACGAACAAGCGGATCTGATCGTGGCCCGCAAACGCCGCTACCTCGCACGCGAAGAGGCGATGAAGGGCCTCGCAATGACCATCATGGAGGTCATGGGCAAGAAAAAGGTCGAACTCGGCGACCTTACCGCTTCCGTCGCCAAAGGTCGTCTCGGCGTTCACATCAGCGACGTCAACGAAGTGCCGGACATCTACGTCGAGGTCGTGACGGAGCGGAAACCGGACAAGGCCACCATCAAATCCGCGATCGAGGCCGGCCACGACGTGCCCGGCGCGGCCCTGAAAAACGGCGCCGATTACCTCACGATCCGCAAAGGATAATCCAATGAGCGACCTCATCCCCGCCGCTACCGGCGCCGATCCCATCACCGCGTTGCTGAGCCGCGCCGCGACCGATCCACAGTTCGACGCGACAAAGTTTGAAGTGGCGGTGAACTTCCTCCGCGAGCGCGAGGCCACTCAGGCGCGCCGCGCCTTCAACGACGCCATGGCAAGCGCCCAGGCCGAAATGCGCGCCATCCACCGGGACGCCAAGAACGACCATCTGCGCTCGCGCTACGCCACCCTCGACGGCATGCTCTCCACCATCCTGCCCGCCGCCACCAGGCACGGCCTGAACGTCCGCTTCGGCTCCGCGCCCGCCACGCAGCCAGGATGGCAATGCGTCACCTGCATCGTGTCGCTGGGTGATCACGTCGAGACCACCAGCCTCGAAGGCCCGGTCGTGATCGCCGGAGCCGCCGGCGGACGCACCCAGATGACCGGCATCCAGGCCACCGGCAGCACGACCACGTATTTGAAACGGTATTTGTTGGGCATGGTGTTCAGCCTCGTCCTGACCGACGAGCAAGACGATGACGGCGAGGCCGGCCGCCGGCGATGGACCGCGCCACCATCACGGCCACCCGTCGCGTCGACGATACCCAATCAGGTGGCCGAGCAGGGGGTAACCGGGGCAATCCCAGCCATCGAGCAACCCAAACGCCCCACGGTCACACAATGGCTCGATGCCCTGGCGGCGGAGTTGGCCGCGTGTGAGGGCGGCGAAGAGGTCGATGCGATACTGGCCCGCTCCGATGTCCAGCAGGCACAGGACAAACTCCGCAACGGCGCCGCCGACCGGCTCAACCATATGATCCAGACAGCCATCGCGCGAACCGCCGCCTCCGAGACGGCCGCGCCGGAGGACGACGGACTGTATGCGCCCGGAGAAGATCCATTCCGTGAGCCGGCCGCCGCCGGGTGAGCGTGTGGACAAACCAACGGACGGGGCGCAAAAGCAAAGGCCCGGAGCGATTGGAGTCGCTTCGGGCCTGTAACTTGTTCAACTCGCCGGGTTGTGACCGGGAAGCCGGGGACGTCGCTATCCCTTTCTGCCCGATCATGTCGCGGCGTGCAAGGGGAGAGGCGTGCTCACCACACCAGCCGAGAGCCGGTCCATGCGCCGGCTCATGAAGCTGCCGCCGCCGCCGTTCCTGGTTCAGCAGCGCGCCGCCGACGCGGCGTACGAACTGCTGAACAACTTCGCGGATCGGCTCACCCTCGAACAACGTATCCGGCTGACGGTGACAGCCATGTACACCCCCGAACACCTCGGCTGGGCGGAGATCGGTGACGCACTCGCGCTCTGGGCGTTGGTCGTGGAAGTGCGGGTATGACCCAGGCCCTGGATATCATCGCCGCCACCCGTCAACACCTCTGGAAGGCCGGCTTCCGGCCCGTCCCAATCCACAACTGGGACGCCAAAGGACCGTCCCCAGGCAAACGCCCCCTCGGCGACAACTGGCGCGAGTCAGCCCTTAAAGACCCGCCGTTCTGCACCACCATCCCGGCCGTTGAGTTCGCGACAAACACCGGAATCCTCGGTGACCGGTTGCGGCCTATCGATATCGACGTGGACGATCCAGGGATCGCGAGCCGCATTCGCGCCATGGCCGTGGACAGGTTCGGCGAGGCGCCAATCCGCAGACGTCGCAACTCGCCACGCTGCCTACTGCTCTACCGCGCCGCGACAGGCGCGCCAGGCAAGGTCGCCATCACCGGCGTCATGCACACGCCAGGAAACTCCCTGAAGGTCGAGGTGCTCGGCGCAGGACAGCAATTCGTCGCCTTCGGCCGCCATGACAGCGGCGCTGATCTGGAATGGTTCCCGGAGGCACCCGGCGAGATCACCGCCAACCAACTGCCCGCGATCACCGAAGACGCCGTGCTGGCGTTCCTGCGGGAAGTGGCGCCCCTGATCGGCGCCGAGCCGCCAGGATACGCCAACGGCCATGCGCGGGATCACCACGCCGCCACCGATCCCCAGGCCGAACCGCTCCGCGTCGCCGCCGCCATGGCAGCCATCCCAAACACCGCTCCGGCCGACTGGGACGCATGGACCCGCATCGGTCTGGCTCTCTGGGCCGCGACCGGCGGATCACCGTTTGGCGGCGAACTGTGGGACGCATGGTCGAAACGCAATCCAGCCTATAACGCGGAGGAGACCGAGAAACGCTGGCAACACTTCCCTGAATCGCCACCGACAAAGATCGGCGCCGGTACGCTGTTCCACCTGGCCGGCGGCACGTTCCACCCCGAACCAGACGTGCCGGAGCCGCCGCCAACACCGGACGACCCCGGTTGGTGGCACTCTCTCGAACAAAGTATCGTTTCAGATCAATCCGCTGCGGAGACGTCAGACTTTCGCGGAGACGTGGCGGAGACACGAGCGGAGACCCAGGCTGACGCGCGTGATGGGCTTGTCATCAATCCACCCGTCCACTGGACCGCGCCCGCGCCGCTCCGCCAATGGCTCATCGATCAGTGGATACCCATCGGATACGTGACCGGCCTTTACGGTGACGGCGGTGTCGGAAAGTCACTCCTCGCCCAGCAACTCCTAAGCTCCACGGCTTTGGCTCTGCCATGGCTCGGTCTTACCATCAGGGGCGGCCGGGCCTTCGGGTTCATGTGCGAGGACGATGCCAACGAACTCCACCGCCGACAGGAAGGCATCAACCGATCCTACGGCGTAACCATGGGAAACCTCGAAAACCTGCGGATATCCGCGCGTCTGGGTTTCGATAATCTGCTGATGACATTCGACCAGGAAAACCGAGGGAAACCCACCGGCCTGTTTGGCCAGATGTGCGAGTACCTGGATAAATTCCGGCCGCGCCTCGTGGTCCTCGATACCCTCGCCGACATCTTCGGCGGCAACGAGGTCAACCGCTCACAGGCGCGACAGTTCGTCCAGGGCGTCGGCGGCAATATCGCCCGACGCTACGAGTGCGCCGTCGTTATCCCGGCTCATCCATCTCTGTCTGGACTGGCCAACGGGACGGGAACCAGCGGATCAACCGGTTGGAACAATACCTTCCGGTCTCGGATCTACATGACCCGACCCGATGAAGACGCCAATACGCGCCTGATAAGCCGGATGAAATCCAACTACGCCCCATCCGGCGGAGAGATCACCGCGTCATGGGATAATGGCGCCTTCGCCAACACAACCCCGATCAAGAACCGTCCCGAACTGGACTGGCCGGACATCGAAGCCATCTTCGCCGAGATCGACCGCGCATGGAAAGGCGGAGACCCCTGGTCAAGCGAACCGAGGTCCAGAAACCACGGCCGCTACATAGGACTGTGGGCCTCGCAACGCCTCGGTGTGAATGAGAAAAAAGTCGGCAGGGCGGTCCAGGCATGGCTCACCGAAGGATACCTCAGAGTGGAGATAATCGACTCTAAGGCGAAACTAAGAGGCCTCCGGGTTCTGAAGGTTCTACAACCATAGGTTTACGGAGACGTACTCAAAAGTCATGATTTCCGTCTCCGCGGCCGGAGTCACAAAAATGAGAATAGGCATGTCTCCGCCAATAATATCAATGCCCCCGGAGACGTGCGGAGACCCAAGCGTAACGATCAAATATGGATACGCCGCCTGACTGCGTAATGACCGATGAAAGTGGCTGGCGGACGCCGTTTTTGCCAGGCGGAGACCTTGCGGAGACGCGGCGGAGACATCCCCCCTTATACCCCGACCCTCCCACAGAGGTCGGGGGGTCTTGGAAGACCCCCGCCAGCGGGAGGGTAATGCAACCAAAAGGACGCGCGCATGAAACCACACCCGAACTCCGGAACCAGAGCGAACGGCATCAACCCGCGAGCGATGGGAACCAACCCCAGAGCCCACGGCGACAACCCCAGAGCCGAGGCCAAGGACAAATGGGCGCTCCGGAAATGGAAGCAGAAGAACCGGAAGGAACCCAAACCATGACGGAGAGAGAAAAACTCGTGATCATGACCGCCGCTGAGTTTCTTGCCCGCCCCCCGCCCAGGCCACGCCGAGGCGACAAGCCCATCATCATGGACGAGCGCCCGGTTAAGTGCCGCGCCGAAGCTCTCGACCCCCTGTGGTGGCAAGGACGCCAGTGGGCCGTCACCGCATTCGGCATCGAGGCACGTGACGGCACATACACAATCGCCGCCAACCGCCTCGCCGAGAACATCGACGACTGGGGATGGCCCGCCCAGGTCACGCAGAAGGACTGGGTTGATGCGGACGACTTCATCACCGCGTGGCTCGTCGCCCTCGGGATGCACGGCGCGCCTGTCACAGCCGAACAGATTCGCGCCGCGATCAAGCGAGCAAAGCCATAGCCACAAAAAAACCGCCGCCTTTAGGGGGGAAGGGCGGCGGCGGTCGGAGTGGATCGTGGTGACAGTCGCGAGGCGTCCCCGCGACGGACGCAGATTAGCGCCGCATCTCCCCCGCGCGCCAGACCCGCCAATCCTCCGGCGCCGGGTGCATCTCGTGCCAGTCCCAGGCGCTCACCAGCCACCGCGCCAGCGGGAGGGGCACCGGAGCCGTTCCACGCGCCCAGCGGGTGGGTAGCCCGCTGTCACACCGCAGACGCCGCGCAAGCTCCCTGTGCGACCACCCCAGGGCAGCCATGGCGGCGCTGAACTCGGCGGGGGTCACAGCCACGCCTCCTCGATCTCAGTCATTGGTCTTGCGTCCGCTGGAGGTGTTGGCCGGGTGCTTCCGGCCTTCGAAGTCAATGTGCATGATGTTGAAGTCGCAGCGCCTGCACCGGACCTGCAGCCCGCGCTGGGTCCAGCCGACCTCGATGCGCGCCCAGTCACCCGGCGAGATGCCGGGTGGGCAGTCGGACAGGCAGCCGCCGCAATGGAAGTACATCACGATCTGATTGTCAGCCGTGACGGGGGCGGTGGGGGTCACGAGAGACGCTCCAGCCTGGCCAACGCTTGCACGCGATGGCAATCCGCTTTCCGATAGTAGCACCACGCATGGCCCATCTCGATGGCGAGGACTTGCGCGGTTCCCATCGAACCGTCGTCGCTTTCGTGCCGCACCGTGTCGCCGATCCGGAGTTGATCCGTCATCTCGGCGGGGGTCATGGCGTGTCGTCCCGCAGGTCGGTGTTGAGCGAACCCATCGTGTCAATCACGCGCTCGAACTGGTCGTTCATACGCGTCATCAGGGCATCAAACCGTCCGTTCATGTGCGCTTCGAGCGTGGCGAACGCGGCTCTCGTCTCGTCGTCCATCGTATGTCTCCCGCTGAAATGAAGGGCGGGGCACGAGGCCCCGCCGGAGGGTCAGGCGGCGCCAGAGCCGCCGCAGGCGAAGCACACGCCGTTCTGGCGGTGCATGAACTGGGTCAGCATCCCGGTGCCGCCGCAGCGTGAGCAGCGTGGCGTGGATGCCTTGGTGGCCATCTCGGCCTTCAGGTTGGCGATGCGTGTCTTTTCAATCGCCACCATGGCGGCGATACCGGCTTCAATTTCCTCCATCGAGGGGTTGGCATCCCCGAAAAGCTCTGTGAGGTAATCAGCCATGTCCGTGTCTCCTTGTTGATAACGACAATATGCGGACACTGACGGGGCATGTCAATGACAAAATGCGGACAGATGCGATTTTTTTCCGGCAGCATTCCTGCCCCATCTTGACCATCGGTGAAAAATCTGGACACAACCCACGCGTGGAAACCGAGAGCGCATTGCTACTCGACTGCGGACGCGATGCCGGCGTGATCCAATGGGCGGTCGTCCACACTCATCCAAACCGTGAACGATGGGCGGCCGAGAACCTCAGCCACGCGGGCTTCGAAGTATATCTGCCGATGTACGCCAAACTCGCCGGAAAGCCGCGCCGCGTCGTCCACCGTCCCCTGTTCCCGAGTTATCTGTTCCTGGCTCTTGGCCCAGGTCAGGGATGGGTCGCCGCCCGCTATGCATCCGGTGTCCATAAACTGTGCATGTCGGGCGGCCGTCCAAACTACGTTCCCGACGAAGCCCTGGAGGCCCTGAGGGTCGGGGAATACGAACGCCGGTATGTCCCGCGACCCGATGCCGTCTGGCGCCCAGGCGCACCGTGCAGGCTCGCCAATGGCTCACCGCTCGACGGCATCAACGCCGTGGTGAAGTCCGTCACCGGCGACAACGCCCGCGTGCATGTCCTGATGTTCGGGGAACTGCGCGAGGTCACGGTACGAGCGGAGTGTCTCGTGGAACGGATCAGCGACTAACGAATGGCTAACGTAATCCTTTACGAGAGTTTTCTGTCAAAGGTCTCTGATATCGCGACGTATTCTCGCAATGCGCGTCAACATTCAGACGAACAAATCGCCCAAATAGTCAGATCCATTACCGAATTTGGCTTCACTTCCCCGGTTTTGATCGATGAAGCGGGCGTGCTGATCGCCGGCCACGGTCGTTTGGCCGCCGCGCGGCAACTTGGCATGGTCGAAGTGCCCGCCATCGCTATTCACGGCCTTGATGAAGCCCAGAAACAGGCGTTGCGGATCGCCGACAACAAGCTGGCGCTTAACGCTTCGTGGGACGACGACCTGCTGCGGACTGAGTTGATGGATCTGCGTGACGTGGGCTTTGATCTTGGTCTGACGGGGTTCGGTGAGCAGGAGTTGGTCGGGCTGTTCGCGGATATGAATGATGGGCTCACAGATCCCGACGACGTGCCGGAGCCGCCAGCGGAGCCCGTGACGCGCCTGGGCGACGTGTGGACGTTGGGGCGGCATCGGCTGGTGTGTGGGGATTGCACGGACGCTGGGGTGGTCGAGGCCACGCTGGGCGGCGTGAAGCCCCACCTGATGGTGACCGATCCGCCTTATGGGGTCGATTACGATCCAGTGTGGCGGGACGAACGTGCGAAAATGGCGCCATCAATGGGCAACCGGAAAGACACCGCGAAAGGGCGCGTTGAAAACGATACTCTAGCCGACTGGGGCGAAGCGTGGAGTCTATTCCCCGGCGATGTCGGTTATATTTGGCACGCACACCTACGCGCCCCAAGATGACCGGCCGCGCGTGTCACGCAATCGAAATATCCCCGACATACGTCGATGTCGCCGTGCTGCGCTGGCAGGCGTTCACCGGACAAACCGCGACGAGGCAAGATGGAACGTCCTTCCCCGCCACATCCGGGGCGAAAACCGTTCACCCCGACCGAGGAGCAGCGGCGGCAAATCCTGACGATGACCGGCTTCGGTATGCGTCAGGAGGAAATGTGCGCGTGCCTGAAGATCAGCAGGCCGACACTGGAGAAGCATTTCCGCCACGAACTGGACACCGGAATGGCGGAGGCCAACATGCGGGTGGCCCAGGCGCTCTACACCAACTGCACCAAGAACATGAGCGTGCAGGGACAGATCTGGTGGACCAAGGCCCGCATGGGCTGGAAGGACACCAGCGAACCGGCGGCCACGCAAATGCCTCTGATGATCATAACAGGGGTAATCCGTGACGCTGACTTTGAGACCTTTGGAAGCGCCTCGCACGACGCGCCGCAGATTGGCATCTACACTCCCACCAGAGGCACAGCGGATTGACCTCGGCTACCGCGCGCGACAGGCGTTCATGCCGTTCCACGCTCGCAAACAACGCTGGGCGTGCCTCGTCGTGCATCGTCGCGGTGGCAAAACGGTCGCTTGCGTCATGGACCTGATCGACGCCGCCATGCGAGCGGATCAGGCTCCCGCCGACGTGCGCGCGAAAAAGCCTGATCCACGCTATGCTTATCTCGCGCCTACATACGCCCAGGCGAAAGATACGGCATGGGAATATCTTAAACGCTACACCGCGAACATTCCTGGCGTGGAACAACGTGAGAGCGACCTGATGGTGCGGTTCCGTAACGGTGGCCGCGTGCGATTGTATGGCGCGGAGAACTACGAACGGCTGCGCGGCACTTACGCTGACGGCATCGTACTCGATGAGTATGGTGACATCGACCCGCGCGCGTGGCCCGAGGTGCTGCGCCCGTCGCTCGCTGACCGTAATGGTTGGGCTGTGTTCATAGGAACACCGAAAGGCCGCAACGACTTCTATGCGATCCATAAGGAGGCCGAGAACAGCCCCGAGTGGTTCTCGATGACGCTGCGGGCTTCACAGAGTGGGCTGCTGGAGGCGGGCGAGCTTGCCGACATGCGCCGCATGCTTTCGGCTGACGCCTATGATCAGGAACTCGAGTGCAGCTTTGATGCGGCCATTCGTGGCTCGATCTATCGTTCCGAGATGGCCGCGCTGGAGGCTGACGGGCGGCTGTGCGGGGTGCCGTATGACCCGGCTGTGCCGGTGTGGACAGCGTGGGATCTCGGCATAGGCGATGCCACGGCGATAGTCTGCGCGCAGCTGGTCGGTCGTGAGGTGCACATCATCGACTACTACGAGGCGACGGGCGAACCGCTGACGCATTACGTGCAATGGCTCGATAGCAAGCCGTATCGATACGCGACCGATCTGTTGCCGCACGATGCCGGCGCGCGCGAACTGGGCACCGGCAGGACGCGTGAGGAACTGTTGCGTGCTAATGGCCGCAAGGTGCGTGTCGTGCCTCGGCAGGACATCGATGACGGGATCAACGCGGTGAAGATGCTGTTGCCGAGGTGCTGGATGGATCGGCAGCGCACCGAGCGATTGAGGGAGTGCATGGTTTACTACCATCGCGACTTCAACGATCGCCTGGGCGTGTTCAAGGACGCGCCGATCCATGATTGGTCTTCGCACTGTTTTACTGGTGATACCAGTGTGTTGACGCGTTGCGGAACACGTCGGATAATGGACCTCCCTGAAACAGGAGAGGTTCTTACGCCATGCGGTTGGAAGCCATACCATTCACCGAGGATCACGCGGAGAAATGCCCCACTTGTGGAGGTTGTGTTCAGCGACGGCCTTTCGGTAAAATGCACGCCGGATCATTTATTTCTGACGGAAAGAGGGTGGATATCCGCCGGGTTCCTGTGGCCGGATTCACCAATCCTGTCGTCCTTGACTCTCTTACGCAGTATTTCGATGGCAAGCTCCATCGCATTTGGCCGAGTGAGCGGTATTTCTCGTGCGGAGGCGGAAAACTCCACCGCATGGTTTGGGCGGCGGCTTTCGGACCAGTTCCGAACGGTTGTCACATCCATCATAGAGATGAAAATATCTCAAATAATCAAATATCAAACCTTCAATGCACCCCAGCCAGAGAACATCGGGCACACGCTACCAAACGGGCCATCGCTCGCCGCCTCGCGAATGGCACCGTCGCGGAACATTTCACCGAGAACGCTCGTGATGCCGCCGCGAAATGGCACCGATCGGAAGAGGGCCGTACATGGCACAGGCGACACGCTGTCCAGTCTCAAAGCTGGACTAAATGGAAACGAGAAGAGAAGCCATGCGAGGCTTGTGGCGTGGTCTACTCGGCTCTGGTCAGAGCTAATGGGCGTCCCCAACGGTATTGCACGAATACGTGTAAAACGCGGGCTTACCGCGACCGCCGAGCCGCTGAGAGAGACAGCGGACGTGTGGTGTCTGACGGTTCCTGACGCGGAATGCTTTTCATTGGCTAACGGGGCTGTCGTTCATAATTGCGCGGACGCAATGAGAACGCTGGCGATGGGGTTGAAGGAAGCGCGGCCAGACACCGGGCTGGACATCGTCGCGGCGCAGCGTGCTTCGTTCTCGCGCGGCCAGTGGGTCGAGGGTGTCAGGACAAGCACGGGATGGATGGGGATATAACGTCGTGCCGAGACCCAAGGCGCCAGAGGTAACCGCCGCGATGCCTCCGTTAGTCGATCGTAAAATCGCGAATGAATATAAGAAAGCCCATCACGCGTGGGTAAAAGCGAGCATCAATTTAGCATCGGCCAAAACGGAGTTTGTCGCATTGCTTGTCGAGCGTCGCCTGCGTGGCGACAGCAACAAGAGCCTGGCCGCCGAGTTTGCTCTTACTGAGCAATTCGTCAATCGGAGCGTGACCGAATCAGCGGAATATCAGTCGGTGCTGGCCTTGAGGCGTGAAGCGAAGCAGGCCGCTGAGAATGAACAGCACACGGCGTGGGTGAAAGAGACGAGGCGGCTTATCGAGAAGGCCGACGCCGGAGCCGACGTGGATGACCTCGCGGCTGAGTTCGGGATGACGGCGCGGGCGGTGCGTCAGGCGATCGAACGGTGCCGATGGGTCTTCGAGGAGCGGGATTTTCCGATGTTAGCGGAACAATGCCTTCGTTAGTCGCTCGTACAAACCCAGGATGCCTCCGTAAACCTCCGTTTGGAGAGGTGGCCAGCATTTACTTAAAGTATAATCGAGTATAACAAAGTCACGTGGAGTAACCACCATGGCAACCGCACCACACCGCGACGAGACGAAAGAGACAGCGCGTCCGCATGGCGCCGATACAGCGCACGCGGACCCGAAGGCCGAGCCAAAAGCGGCGCCGAAGGACGCGGGCGCGCTCGCCCAGGAAATGCTTCTCTTGCTCACGGCCGACTGGCTTAACAACGACCGCACCCATCAGGCCCGCATCGCCTCGCTGCTGGCCGACGTTACCGCGACCCTGGCGCCGCCGGTCAATCGTGACGTGCCCTACGTCAGCCAGAGCGGTGGGCAGCTTTCCTGCACCATGGGCAACTGGGACGGCGAGCCCAGCAGCTACGCCTACGCGTGGCACAATGACGGGGTCGCCAACGGGGCCTCGGGCGCGACTTACACGACCAAAGCCGAGGATAGCGGCCACGGGTTGGCTTGCGTCGTGACCGCCACCAACGCGCTGGGATCTACCGTGGCGCCGATGAGCAACACGGTGATCGTGGCGTAATACGTAATGCGTAACTGCGTAATACGTAAGTCGTAATCAGTGGCTGTTTCTGATCCGACCATGAGCGTGCCGACCCCCACGGGCGTCCTCCAGGGCGTGGCCGCGTTCAACTGGGATGGCGCCGCGTGGCAGCCCGCTGGCCGTGCTGGCCCGTCCGTGGCGACGCCAACCGGCAACCTCCAGGGCGTCGCGGCGTTCACCGGAGGCCCGTCGTGGGCGCCTACCGGTCGTGCCGGTCCGGGCGTGGCGACACCGACCGGCGTGCTCGATGGTGTCGCGGTCTATACGTGGTCGGGATCGCAGTGGACCCCGCCTGGTGGCACGGAGATGGTTCCGACGCCAACGGGTGGATTGCGCGGTGTGGCGGCGTTCGATTGGGACGGCACGGCGTGGCAACCTACCGCGCAGGCCAGATCGTCGGTGCCGACGCCTTACGGTGTGCTCGACGGCGTGGCCCGGTTTGGCTGGACGGGGACCGCCTGGGCGGCGGTCGGAGCGCCGTCGCTCTCGCTGGATTTCATGGCCCCCGGCGCGCTTGATCCGCGCATCACGTTCACCCGCGCATCGACCGCGACATACACGGACGCGAGCGGAACGATCCAGACGGCGGCTGTGAATGCGCCGCGTTGGGACTATGACCCGGCCACGCATGCGTTGCGCGGCCTGTTGATCGAGGAAGCGCGAACAAATGCGGTGTTTCCATCGAAGAACTGGAACAACATTCCGCTGACGACAACACAGGACGGTTGGATACCCAACGTCGGCGCCAGCCCTTCCGGCGCCAATGACGCGATGGCGTTGGTTCCCTGCGTTACCAGCGGCGTGCATCAGTTCTTCGTGACCGCCGCGCTCGCGGTCAGCACGACATACACTTATTCCGTTTACGTCCGGCCGATGGGCCTGCCGTATCTCTACATGGAATTATCCAACTCCGGATTTGACCCAAACAGTCAGGCGGCGATTTTTGATCTGGTCGCCGGCACCGTCGTGGGCACGAACCCGGTATTGGCGAACGTCGCCACCATTCAACGCTGCGCCAATGGGTGGTTCCGTTGTTCCGTTCGCGCGACGACGAATGCCGGTGGCGGCACGTACGTCATGAACATGCGCCCGACATACACCAATGGCGGATTTACTTTCGCCGGTAACGGCGTTGACGCGGTATGGGTCTACGGAAACCAGATTGAAGTCGGATCGTTTCCGACGTCGTATATTCCAACGACATCGGCGGCGGTGACGAGGACGCAGGATAACTGCGCGATCTCGGCGGCGAACATGGTCCCGTGGTTCGCGTCTCCGGGCGGAACATGGTTCGCGGAGTACGTCTCGCTGCTTGTGTCTCCAACAAATAATCGCATCATCGGCGTGGGTAGCGGCGGCGCGGCGCAAACCCCGTTATTCATTGCGAGTCCTGCCTCGTTTTTGGGCCAGTATGATGGTGCCGCGCCGCTACTTACCGCCAACGCGAGCGTTCCTGGCTCGGTCATGAAAGGCGCGTCCAGCTATACCGCATCCACGGGCAAGACATGCCTGAACGGCGGGGTTGTCGCGTCTGGTGCGATGGGCGCGGGTTACGCGGCACTCGGCGCCTGGGGGATCTTCATATTCTGTGACCCGCAAGGATTAACGTCCGGTCACATCCGCCGCGTTCAATACTGGCCGCGTGTGTTGTCCAATGCTGAAATGCAAGGAATAACAACATGAGCGGCCGCCCCTCCTACCCTTGGAGCGAGGGTGACGCGCTTTTCGCCGATGAACTCAACACGGCCATCGCCAACGCCGGTGGCGGCCCTTATTCGCCGATCGTGATTGGTGACGGCAGCGGCGCCCCAACGCTCACACTCAATGGTGCTTCGGGCAGCGGTGAGGGTGTGCAGTGGCAGACCGGCGGGCATAATCGTTGGCGGATGGTCACCGACGCGTCGGATAATCTCGCGTTGTACGCTTATGATCCTGGCGGTGCTTACGTCGGGACCGCGTGGCAGGTCGATAGTCGGCTGGGGAGCATGTTCATCAGTGCTCCGTTACAGTTATTCGCCACCAACGCCACCCCGGAGAATGGCGTTACCGGGTTTTACAGTCACTCAGTGAATACCGGGAGCCACGAAGCGGCCGGGGTCCGGTTCGACTATAACAGCAGCAGCTTCTCCACCGGATTTGATGTCGGGGCGACGTGGCTTTGCATCTTCGATCCGTCGCCTTATGTCGGCGGCCTCGCCAACAATCCGGTATTCATGGGTCATTGGATCAGCGTGCTGTCGCCCAATGACGCCGCTTCACCGCATGTCTGGAACACCACGATCGCCGAGTGGAACATCGTCAACCGAGGCCGTGACGCGGGTTGGCAACGAGATCGCTCGACCGGCAATCCGACGGGTGGTTTGCTGATGGTCGCGGAGAACGCCGTATCCGGAGCCACGACGGGCGGAGAGGGCAAAAACGCGACTTTCGCATTTACCGTCAGCCCGTCGGGTGGGCCAAACAGCACTGGATTTCCGACCAAGTTTTACAATTGCTTCCTGGTCGAACCGAATGCGGCGGTTGGGCAGACCGGGCGCGCGATCTATGTCACCGGGGATATCACCGGAACGGTTTCGCAATATCCGTATGGGCCGATGCAGGCCGATGGCACCTGGTTGCATGGCATTGATCACACCAGGGCCGTTTATACGGATACCAATGCGACGACGCTTCTGGCGGGGCAAGGTGTCGCGTGGCTGACCGGCACGACGGGAACGCCGACGAACATTTGCCGGGACACCGCCGGCAGTGGCTCACCGGAGGGCGTCGTGACCGCGAACAAGGGCTCGACCTATCGCCGTTTCGACGGTGGTGCGGCAACCTGCTTCTACGTCAAGGAAAGTGGCACGGGTAACACGGGATGGGTCGCGAAATGAGCCCGACCGACAAGCTATCCGTGACGCTGGAAGCGCAGGCCTGGGAGACGGTTATGCGGGTGTTGTCCGAGGCGCCCTATCGCATCGCGGCGCCGCTGATCGGTGAAATCCAGCGGCAATGTGTCGCATCAGGCGATGAGCGCGCGCATCACCAGTACCCACCAAAGGCGGCGGAGTGAGAACATGATCATTGAAATCCTGTTCGTGGTCGTCATGTTCCTGTGGCTGCTCACGATCCTGCCACTGCCGCCGATGGCCCCGTTCGCATCGAGCAATGTGTTCTTCGCGTTCGTCGCGGTGCTGCTGCTGGGACTGTTCATCTTCCTGCCGGGGATACGGTGAACGGTCGACGCCGCATCAGGTTGGGTTCGTCAGAACCTCGGTATCGCCGCAACGCTCGTTGCCCTCGCCGGCACGATCCTCGGTGGTGTCGCGGCGGCCAGCACATGGCTCGCCTCGGTGCATCACCTGGAGCGGCGCGTTGACGTGCTGCGGGCCGAGGTGACCGCCATGCGGGCGACGATGGATCAGAACCGCGTGCTGGTCGGTGATGTCAGACGCGGCCTGGAGGCGACGGACGCGACGGTCAAGGAAGGCATCGCGCGGCTGGAAGAGCGGATCATCGCGGTGAAGCGGCAGCCGTGACTGTGTGCTATGATGACCGGACGGCTCGGGGGGCGTGCAACCGCCCTGGTCCGAGCCTGACCTCGAACATGGATCTGACCCATGACCAAGGCTACCGCGTATGTGCCGTATGACGGGCCGCGTGTCACTCGCGCCGAGGCAAAGGCGGCTGGCGAACCTCTGTTTTTCACCGGCATGGAATGTCGCCGAGGGCATCTCGCCCAGCGATACGTGGCTCAAGGCCTATGCGTCGAGTGTGCCAAGAATGCCGCTCAACGGCAGCGTGACGACAATCCTCTGGGGTGCGCTGCCCAGGTGGACGTTTGGCGGAAGGCCAATAAGGACAAGGTTAAGGCGTGGGCACAGACGTGGGTTCGTCCCAATCCCGAAGCGCGCAAGGCCTATGAGAAAGCCTACCGTGAGGCGAACAAAGAGAAGATCACCGCCAGGACGATGGAATGGCGGGCAGCCAATCGAGAGCGATGGGACGAGGCGGCGCGGGTTTGGCAGAAGGCTAACAGAGAGCATGTCGCTTCTCTCCGAGCGGCTTGGCATCGTGCCAACGCGGATCATCGTCGCATAACCAGTAAGGTTTGGCGGCAAGAAAATGCTGAGAAGATCAAGGCGGTAAAGAAGGCATGGCTGGCGGCAAACAAGCTACGAACCAGGGTGTATGTGGAGAACCGCCGCGTCAGGAAACTGGCGAATGGCGGCTCTCACACGGCGGAGCAGATTGAAGCACTTTACATCAGGCAGCGTGAGCGCTGCGCTGGATGTAACAAGTCAATACGCAAATACTATGAAATCGACCACATCATTCCAATCACTCGCGGCGGGTCAAACAACATCAGCAACATCCAGTTGCTGTGTCTGCCGTGCAATAGGACCAAGCATAACAAACCGCCCGAGAAGTGGGCCAGAGAGCAGGGTCGCCTGCTATGAGGATATATGATGGCTCGGCGTCCAAAAGACGACGATGAGGAAATCCTTAAAACCGCGAAGGAAAGGTTCGAGAGGTGCGTAGCCTGGGAGTCCACATGGCGACAAAGAGCGCTTTTTGATACCAGGTTCAATAATGGAGACGTCCATAATGGGTGGCAATGGTGTAATAATAACGGAACCATGACGGATCGAGGTGACCGCCCGACCCTGACATACAATCAGACGCGCCAGCATGTGCTCCAGATCGTGAACGATGCAAGGCAGAACAAAGCCCAGATCAAGGTCACTCCTGTCGGCGGCCACGCCAGCTACGAGGCGGCCCAGGTGTTCAGCGGCATCATCCGGCGCATTGAATATGTCAGCAAGGCCGTCGATGCTTACAGCACGGCGACATACCATCAGGTCGAGAGCGGCATCGGGTATGTCCGCGTCGAGACTGATTACGTGGACGAGAACAGCTTCGACCTCGACCTGTTCATCCGTCGCGTGCCCGATCCGCGTTCGGTCTACATGGACCCGGACGCCAAGATGTACGACAAATCGGACGCCGGTTTCGCGTTCGTGTTCGAGGACATCCCACGCGATCGTTACGAGGAGGAATATGGCGAGGAGGATAACCCGGCGCCGGCCACGTTGGAGCACAGCGATGGGTGGAACGACAAGGATCACGTGAGGATCGCGGAATACTGGCGGCGCAACCTCAATAACGAGACGTTGCACCGGCTCCAGGATGGGACCGTGGTGCGTGACAGCGAGATACCGGCGGAGTTTCGCGATCAGGTGAAGGCGTTGATCGTCCAGAGCCGCGATGTGGCGGAGCCGGAGATCGAGTGGTTCAAGCTGGCCGGCGACAAGATCATCGATCGTGAGCAATGGCTGGGCAAGTACATCCCGATCGTGCCGTTCATTGGCGAGGAGACGGTCATCGAGGGCGAGATGGACCGCAAGGGCCACACGCGCGCCCAGATCGATGCACAGAGGATCTACAATTATTGGGCCAGTGCCGCCGTCGAACAGGTCGCGTTGCAGACCAAGACGCCCTATGTGGCGCGTGCCGACGCGATCGAGGGCCGGACGGAGCAGTGGGCGACGGCGAACGTCAAGAACTGGTCGGTGTTGGTCTATAACGGCATCGACGAGGCGGGAAATACGATCGCGGCGCCGTCGCGGGTCGAGCCGCCGACCATGGCCCAGGCTTACATCCAGGGCATGACCATCGCGCGGCAAGATCTGATGAGCGTGACCGGCCAGTATCAGGCCGAACTGGGTATGCCGAGCAACGAACGGTCGGGAATCGCCATTCAGCAGCGGCAGCGGCAAGGTGATACGGCGACGTACCACTACATCGACAATCAGGCCAAGGGTATTCGGCAAATCGGTCGCATCCTGCTCGATCTGATACCAAAAATATACGACACGCGGCGCGTTGTGATGACGCTGGCGGAGGATGGCACCGAAAACAAGGCGATGATCGCGCCTGACATGCCCGACGCGCATCAATACATCGGTCAGCAGCCGAACGGCGCGCCTCCGGGGCCGATTTCGCCCGCCGAGGCCCAAAAACAGCAGGAAGATCCCGCGCAGCCCGATCCGGCGATCATTTTCAATCCAAATGTCGGGACTTATGACGTAGAGGCCGATGTCGGGCCGAGTTACGGCACGCAAAGGCAGGAGGCGGCCAACGCGTTCAGCCAGATCATGCAACAAAACCCGGCGGCGTTCCAGATCGTCGGCGATTTCTGGGCCGCGAACTCGGATTTCCCCGGCGCTGATGAGTTGGCGGAGCGGTTGAAACGTGGCCTGCCGCCGAACTACAAGGCGGGACCGGACCCGCAGGTGATGGCCGTCACGCAGCAGGCTCAGCAGATGCAGCAGCAGGCGCAAGGGATGTTGCAGAAGGCAGACGCGGAGATCGCATCGCTAAAGGCCCAGTTGGTGCATGCTCAGGAGCAGGCCAAGGACAAGAGCGCGGAGATCGAGATCAAGGACTATCAGGCGGAGACGGATCGATTGAAGGCGGTTGGCGCGATAGATCCGCTCAGCCTCCAGGCGATCGTGCGGCAAATGGTAGCTGATATGCTGGGCACCGAGATCCACCCGCTCCTCCAGCAGCACGCGGCGGACGAGAGCGAGCTACAGACCACGCTGGCGCCACCCGTGCCCGTGAACGGGGCGAACGGTCAGGCGCCGCCTGGACCGGCTCCGGGGGGCGGGGCGTGACACGAACCTGGGACGATCCGGCGCTTGAGGCGACCCGTCGAGATGAACTCAACGACGCGATCACCGCTGAAATCCTCAACCAACTGGGCGAGCGCGCTGAAATGGTGGGGGACGCGATCGTCATTTCTGGGCGTGGTGCCACGGATGTCGATCTGTTGATCGACGTCGAGCGGATCATCGATGCGATCCTCGGTCGCCCAACAGCAACAACCTAACGCGCTACAGGCCCAATGACCCGTAACCCGCTCCTGACCGGCGACGACAGCGGCAACCCGCTGAGTCTCGCGCCGTGGCAGGTCGGCGATCCGACCGATCCGATGGCGGTGGCGGGCGCCCAGACCGGCGCCGATCCATTGACTCAGTGGTTGGCGGCGATGCGGGCGAAGAACGAGGCGCGCAGGTTCCTGCCTGGAACGGCCGAGGGAGACATGCCGCCGATGAGCGAGATGCAGGCGTATATTCATAAGAACTGGCCCGCGACACCGATACCAAACAACAATGTCGGGGCGGCGATTGTTGGTCAACCGATACCGAACAACAATACAGGGCTTATGGCTGGCGCGAGTGAAACAACAGAATACCAGGACAGGCACGCGTCTCCGATGATGCGATGGTTGCAGCGCATGGGTTGGTCCCGACCGGGCGTGGATATATGACCGGCACCGAACTGCTCACCGAACTGGTCGACGAGCGCACCCGGCTGCTGGCCGAGAACGAGCGGCTGCGGGCTCGCGTGCTCGACCTGGAGGCCAAGGTCGCGATCCTGTGCGGCTCGCTGGCGAAGCGGGCGGTCATGCCGGAGGACGAGCAACCGGCGATCATCCATCACGACGTTGAACCCAACGCGCCAAGGTAACCGAGTAACTTGCAATGAGCGAAACCAACACCGACCCGGTCATTCCCGATCCCGGAGGCGCGCCGCAACCCGCCGTTCCCGATCCCCCGCCGCCAGAGTCCACACCGGAGACTGACGCCTCGGAGGAGCAGGATGACGGCGAGGAGCGGCAAAGCAAACGCGACCGGCGGTTCGCTGAACTCAGCGCCAGATCGAGTGCCAGGGAACGTGACCTCGCGGCCCTCCGCGCTGAAAACGATTTCATGCGCCGCCAACTGGCGGGCCACTCGCCTCAGGACGACACGCCGGAGCAGGCCGCGCAACGGCTCCGAATGGAGGTCCGCGCCGAGGTCGAGGCCGAAATCAAACAGACCAACTTCCATTCCCTTGGCCAGTCGCAATACTCCGATTGGCCGGAACGCACCCAACGCCTCATCGACATGGGCGCCGATCCGAATATCGCGCAACTGCTCCTCGACATGCCGGTCTCCGAGGGCGTGAAGGTGGCCGGTGCGCTGGCCGATGATCCAGAGGCATTGCAGCGTATCTCCAGCCTCCGGACTGAGCGGGGGCGAGCCGTCGCATTGGGTAAGTTCGCCGCGACGATCGAGGAGGCGACACACGATCGATCCCGGCCGAACGGCGTTAACGGAGCCGCCGCCGCGCCTGCCATGACCAGGGCGCCGGCCCCGGTGCGTCCGGTGACGGGCAGGGCCAGTCCACAGTTCAACGAATATACGGCGACGGCGCAGCAGTTGGCCGATTTCTACATGCGCCAGAACCTCGAAAAACAGACTCGCCGCTAACGTCCAACCGAAACCGCCGCGCCCGGTATATGGCGTTGCATCGTGCCCACCCCTGCCGCGCCCAGGTAATGGCGTTGCGTCGTGCCGATCCGTTTGTGATTGCGTCTACCCCTTTCGTCACAGCGGGCAATCGAGGCTTCAAGACCCGTTACGCGGTGAGAAGCCCTTTTCCCGTTTACTTCGTGATGAAAGGGCGCGGACATGCCCGCCACCAATACACTCCTCACCATCAACATGATCACGGCCAAGGCGCTCGCGATACTGCACCAGAAATGCAACTTCATCGGCAGCATCAACAGGCAATACGACGATAGTTTCGCGCAGAGCGGCGCCAAGATCGGCAGCACGCTCCGCATCCGCCTGCCGGTGCAATACACCGTCAGCACGACGCCCGCGCTGTCGTTGCAGAACACGGTTGAGACACAGATCAGCCTACCGATCACCAATCAGTATCACGTCGATTTCTCGTTCAGCAGCGCCGAACTTACGCTCTCTATCGATGACTTCACGGCGCGATACATTGAACCCGCCATTGCCGTGTTGGCCGCCCAGATCGAGGCGGCGGTCATCGGCATGATGTGGCCGACGGTGTGGAACCAGGTCGGCACGCCGGGCGTCGCGCAGTCGTTCAAGAACGTCCTCGTCGCCCGCAAGATGCTGCTCGACAACCTGACGCCGCAAAGCAAGCAGTGGCAGCTTCGCATCAACACGCAGGACAACGTGGATCTGGTGGACAGCCTCAAGGGCCTGTTCCAGCAGAGCACGCAGATCGCCCGCCAGTATACTGACGGCGTGATGGGCCTCGCGGGCGGCTTCGAGTGGGCCGAGAACACCCACCTGACCACGCAAACGCGCGGCGCCGAGAACGCGGCTTACACGACGGCGATCGTGCTTAATCAGGCCACTGGCGCCACCCTCGCCGTGATCACCGGAGCCGGCGCGGGCAACGCGGGCGACGTGTTCACAATCGCGGGCGTGTACAGGGTCCACCCGGAAACCAAGGTCAATTCGGGTGTGCTTCAGCAGTTCGTGCTGACCGGGGCCTACGCGGGCGGCGGCGGCAACATGGCCATCGCGCCGGCCATCAACGCCGTGGTCGGCAGCCCGCAGCAGAACGTCGCCATCCCCGTGGCCAACGCGACTGCGGCGATTTCGTTCATGGGGACGGCGAGCGCGGCGACCGGGTTGAGCCTCGCATATTCACCCGACGCTTTTACCTTCGCCACTGCCGATCTTGTCATGCCCGGAGGTGTGGACATGGCTTCGCGTGTCGTAAAAGATGGAATTAGTATGAGAGCGGTACGTCAGTATAGTATTTCAGACGACACCATGCCGATCCGCCTGGATGTCTTGTGGGGAGCGGTTGCACTCCGGCCTCAACTCGCGGTGCGCCTCGCAGCGAATTAGTGCTGATATTTTCTGTTCGCTACGAGAGTACTTATCAGTAAGGAGCGCCACCCATGGCATACACCCCCGGCCCGCAACTCTACGACCCGACCGGCATCGCGTCGTTTCAGAACAACATCACGGCGCGCGCGGGAGGCACGCGGGCCGCCGCCGTGCCGCTCCTGGCGGCGTTCAACCGGATCAGCGTCTGCGCCACCGCCGCCGACAGCGTCGCCCTGCCGCCCGCCACCGGCGGTCAGGAGGTGACTGTCATCAACAGTGGCGCGGCGGCCACCCAGGTGTTCGCGGCGCCTGGCACAAATGACCTGATCAACAACGTGGCGGCGGCGACGGGGATATCGCTGGCGGCGGCCGGTAAAGCCCAGTTCGTCTCCCCGGACGTCGGGTTGTGGTTCTCCATCCTGTCAGCCTGATTGGATGGGCGTGGGTAGCCAACGCCGTGATGGCGGTGATCAACATCGTGGTGGCTCTCATGCTGTTCGCCACTCTCTGGCGTTGGTGATGTAACATGACGATAGCGAATGATATTATCTTTTTAAGTCTCAGAAATTCTGGTGTGAATGGGGTGGGCCAGACCCCGATGCCGGATGATGTCAACGACAGCTTCAGGGTCCTCAACGCGATGATCGCGGAGTGGAACCTGGAGCGGTTGGTCCAGGTCAACCGGGAGCCGGTGCCGCCGTTTCCCGATCTCACGACCGACGTGCCTTACTGGACGCCTTTCGAGCATGTGCTTCTGACGACGATGGCGGTGCGGCTGCGGCAGATCTACTCGCTGCCGCCGATCCAACTCGACGTGCAACTGGCCGTCTCGGCAGTGGCGGCGTGGAGCGCGATCAATCTGCAGAAGACGCCCCCCCCAACCGTCGCCGCCGATGACGGGACGGGTTTTGGCGTCATCTTCCTGGCACTGCGCGCGGCCGGGCGCGTGGCCGATAAACAGGGCGTGCTGGAAACCTCCCAGGATGTCACCGACGCCCACAGCATCCTCAACGAGATGCTTGACGAGTGGAACCGGGAACGGTCGGTCAAGGTCATCCCAGGCACCTTGCCGACTGTCACCGATCTGTCGGCCGCCTTGTCTTTGTCGGCCGGCCAGAAGAACGCCGTCGTGCTCGGCCTCGCGGTTCGCCTGCGGGACTGGTTCGGCGCCGAGATCCCCAAACCGTTGCTGGACCGGGCTGAACGCGCGCTGGCGCTTATCCAGGCCATCAACCTGCAGCAGAACCCGGCACCGTCGATCGCGCATGACGACGGCACCGGTTACGGCATTCTGTTCCTGGCCCTCAGAGCCGCCGGCCGGGTCAATGACGGCCAGGGCATCACGGTCGGTTCGCAGGACGTTTCCGACGCGCACAGCCTTATGAATGAGATGCTGGACGAGTGGCGGCGGGCGCGCACCGTGCGGGTCATTCCCGGTGTGATTCCGTTCATCCTGAACCTGTCGGCTGCGGTGACGCTCGATCCCGGCATGCGGAATGCCATCGTGCTGAACCTCGCGGTGCGGCTGCGCGATGCGTTCGGCGCCGAGGTGCCGAAGCAGTTGCTCGATCGCGCGGCGTTGGCGCTGGAACTGGTGCAGGCGATCAACCAGCAGCAGACGCCCAAGGTGTGGGGTGGAGCTGCGGAGACGGTGGGCGAGGCGTTGTTCCTGGCGTTGCGTATGGCAGGCCGGATCAACGACCAGCAGAGCGTGTCGGAGGCGTCGAAGGACGTTTCGGATGCGTTCACCTTGCTCATGGCCATGATGGCGCAGTGGCAACGCAAGCGGTGGCTGGTGTGGTCGGAGCAGGAAATCGCCCTGGTCTCTACTGGTGATGTTTCCTACACGATCGGCCGGCGTCAGCAATTCGACACGGCGCGACCAGACAAGATCCACGCCGCGTTTGTCCGCCTCCTTGGCCACGGAGGGTTTGGGACCGACGGGGCCACGCTTGACGAGCAGTTGCCGTTTCCCTTGGGCGAGCAACCGACCGCCGGCGCGTCGAACATGGTGGATATTCCGCTGGCGATCATCGAGGCCAAGGAAGACTGGGCGCATATCTCGATCAAAGACCTGAAGTCGATCCCCTCGGCGGTGTTCTACGACAGCAGTTATCCCGTTGGCCGCATCCATTTCTGGCCCGTGCCGCCGGCCAATGCTTACGAAATGCACCTGATCACCAAGACGTCGCTGCCGGCATATGAGAGCCTGGAAGACCCATTGAACATGCCGCCGGAATACACGGCCGCGATCATCGACAATCTCGCCTGCCGCATCATCGTGGCCAGTGGCGGGCAGATATCCCGCGAGCTTGCCGGGCAGGCCAGGGCGTCCCTGGAGGCGGTCAAGATGACCAACGCCCAGATACCCCTCCTCGGCATGCCGGCGGTCCTCACGCACCACCGGGGCGACGTGTCGTCCTGGGTTGGACGCGGGTTGAACCAGGCGTGGACGACCGGCGGCGGCAGCGTCCTGGGATAACCGGAGACACGATCCAATGAACGCATTGACGCGCTTTGGCACGCGAGCGGTCGTACGCCCGATCCCGGCCGATCCGGCAACGACCGGCACCGGCTACCCGTGGCAGGACGGCGACATCCTCTATGCCGACGACCTGAACGCGGCGGTCGGGAATATCGTTAATGTCCTGATGCTTGGCGCCAAGGGTGACGGTTCCACCGATGATACCGCCGCCATCCAGGCGGTGCTAAACACTTACGCGGGCAAAGCTGTGGTGTTCATCCCTGATGCTGGAAGCGCCTATGTCGTGCGTAGTCTCAGCCTGCCGTCTGGTACCGATCTGATGTTGAGCGGCACGCTGCTGATGAAGTCCGGGGTGGACATCGGCGGACTTGGCGTGCTCGACACACGCAGCAGTTCAAATGTCATCGTGCGAGGCAACGGCACCATCGATGGTAATTCAGGAGCGTCTGGCATCTCAGCCGGTTTTTCCGCCGATCAGACCACCAACCTCAGAATATCCGGCATTACGATAAAAAACGCCCACTATTGGAATGTGAATATCACGCGGTCAACCGGGGCGCGTCTGTCCGACCTTAAACTGCTGGGCGGCGGCAGTGCGAACGAGTTCGCTGACAGCTGTGATGACTGCTGGCTCACCAACTGCACGATTGACGGCCCGACTGGCGATTTTGGCTTCGCGTTTTACGGTAACATCACCAACAGCCGCGCCATCGGCAACACCGTCAGAAACGCCGCCGTGGGGATTTTCGTCTACTCCGACGGCGGACAACCGACGCCGTCCAAAAACATCATCCTGGCCAACAATATCGTATATAATAACTTCGCCTCTGGCATCGCCGTGGATACGGCCTCGCCGGGATTTCATCAACACGTTATAATCACGGGCAACCGTGTCTACGATAACAACACCGGCGCTCCAGAGCCAAGCGGAGAAATCGGGATAGGTGCCGCCAATGACGTTTTGATCGTCGGCAACCATGTGTCGGCGGAGCATACGAACTCAGCCTGGGGCATCTTTACCGGAGGCGGTAGTGAAATCAGTATTGTCAACAATTTCGTTTTTGACATAGGAAGTGCCACCCAACCGGGAACCGGGATTCATATCAACTCGACGATTTTGGTGCATGCCAGCGGCAATACATTCCGAGGACCGGCATATATGACAAGCGCCATCGGTGGCATCGCCGGGGCCGGTTGCTCCTTTCAGGGGAATTTCAGTGGTGCTCCTCCGATCACCATAACAACACAGGCAGACACCGTTATCACGAGTGCGGGCGCCAGTTTGTTCTCCATCCTGTCCGGGACATTATCCATTACCCCCATGATGCAAATGCAGAATGCAAACCACGCTGTGCGCTGGTTCATGGGTAATATCGGGAATACAGAAAGCGGGAGTAGTAATGGTTCGGACTTCGCAGTCTATGCGGTGCTGGACGACACCTCTGAGTTGGTTCCTCTGAGCATCAAACGCTCGACCGGCAAGGTGACCGTTCGGACGCTGAATGTGAGCAATCTCCCAACAAGCGCCACGGGTCTTGTCGCGGGCGATGTGTGGCGCAACGGCACCGTGCTGAACGTCGTATGAAAGTCGCGCTCACCGGAGGGGCGTACACGGCCCGTAGCGTGGTCGCCTCGGCGCAGCGATGCGTGAATCTGTACGTGGAACCCCTCCCCCAGGAGCAGGGCGAGCCGATGCCGGCGGCGCATTATCCAACACCCGGCAGTCGCATCCTGTGGTCATCGGGAACGGGGCCGGTCAGGGCGATCCACGAGTGCGCCAACGGCGCGATCATCATGGTCGAGAGTCACATCGTCTACGCGATCGAACCGGGATCCTGGGTGCCGACGTTGCTGGGCAACATCACGGCCGGGCTGACGACACCCGTCAGCATCGCCGACAACGGCTTCATCGCGGTGATCGTCGATGGCTCGGCCAACGGTTGGACGGTTGGTCTCGATTTCCTGACATACCAGCCGATTTCCAGTCCGCAATTCTATGGTGGCGATCGCGTTGATTACGTCGATACCTTCTTCGTGTTCAATCAGCCGAATACGATTTACTGGTATATTTCCGATCCGTTCGACCCGGCCAATCCTTATGACCTCAACTTCACCCTGGACTGGCTGGCCGGTAAGGCCGGCCATAGCGACCGGATACAAACCCTCATCGTCGCCAAGCGCGACGTCTGGCTGCTGGGCGCCAAAACGACGGAGATATGGGCCAACACCGGAGGCGACGGGACGGCGGGCGCGTTCCCCTTCACCGCCCAGTCCGAGGTCATCATCGATCACGGGTGCGTGGCGAAATACAGCGCGGCAACGTATGACAACGCCGTCTTCTGGCTGGGCGCCAACCGCGCCGGCCAGGGTATCGTACTGATGGGATCACTTTATTCCGCGAAACGGATCTCGACCTATGCCATCGAAGCGGAGATCGCGACCTACGCGACGGCGGCCGAGGAGCGCATCTCGGACGCGATCGGCTTCTGCTACAGCCTCGCCGGCCACGCGTTCTATGTCCTGGCGTTCCCGACCGTCGACAAGACCTGGGTTTATGACATCACCACCGGCCATTGGCATCAATGGGTGTGGCTCGATACCAACGGCGACGAACACCGGCACCGGGCGAATTGTTACGCTCTCGTGGCGGGCGTGCCGGTGGTCGGAGATTGGCAGAATGGGCACGTCCTCGCGCTCGACATGACGGTCTACACCGATGTGAACGGCGGCCCGATCAAGCGGGTGCGCTCGTTCCCGCACATCGTCGCCGACGCGGATCGCATGTTTTATCGATCTCTGGTCGCCGATGTGGAAACCGGGACATCGCCCAACCCAGGTGTGATGCCTGGACCAGCCAATACTATTTCGCTTTCGTATTCAGATGACAGAGGGCACACGTTTGGAAATCCCATTACACAGTCCATTGGTGAGACCGGCGAGTATCTCACGTCGTTGCAGTGGAACCGTTTGGGCATGGCCCGCGACAGAGTTTTCATGCTGCAATGGTCTGTTGCCATGCCCACCATTCTTCAAGGGGTATGGATAACTGTCGAGCGTGGTGACGAGCCGCCGCCGCAAGGCCAGGGCAGTCAAGAATGACGCGCGGCGTAATAGTCCACGGCTTGTTGGTGAGTAAGCTCGCATCTTATCTTGAGTTTGTGCAAAGTTTGAGGAGACACATTCAGCCGTCTGGCCGCGCCCGAGAAACTCACGCGCTCCCCGTTCAGTGTGACCGGCGTAACCTGGGGGTTGTTGAAACCCTGTTGTTCAACGGTCGCCCATCTGCAATTTCCTGGTTCGTAGTTCCCCTTGCCGTCGATGCGGTCAATGGACATGTCTGGAGGACAGACCCCCATGTCGGCCAGGAAGGCGTCAAAGGTCCGCCACCGTTCGCAAACTCGAATGCCGCGCGCACCATAATGCATATAGGTAGCCTGATTGGGATTAGTGCAACGCGACAACATGCCGGCCCATATTCTATGGGTTCGTGTGGCGGTCATCCCATGGCGCAACCGGGCCTTTCCGGCCCGCACTATTTCCCGCTGAAGGCAGCCACAAGATTGAGTCCTGGCCTGCCTCAGGGAGACCTCGTCTATGGACTTTTTTACGCCGCATTCACACAGCACCTCAACACGATACACCGTATCACCCTGAGGATTTGCTCTGTGAGTTCCAGCGCCAATGACGGTCAGGCGACCGAAGATGGTGCCTGGGATTATAGGGTTGCGTGCTGACATGACGGTGGAATTATAACATGGCAGACCCCGTAGTCCTACCCATAAACCAGTTCTCCGATGCTAATGGCATTCCCTACGCGGGAGGGTCCGTCACGACCTTTATACCAGGAACGGGAACACCGAAGGATACCTGGGCCGACCCGGATCAGGCTTTTCTCAACAGTAACCCCCTGATACTCGACGGAGCGGGCCGTTGTACAATGTGGGGCGACGGCGAAATCCGCCTGGTCCTCAAGGACAGCGCGGGAAATCTCATCTGGGATGTGGTCGCCACTACCATCGTTTCCGCCGCCATGGAGCCGGTTGTCTCCGCGCCCACCATTCCCGACGCGGTCAACATGCTCGGCATCAACACGTTGATTTCCGACGAGGCGACGGCACGGGCGGCGGCCGACGCGGCGGAACAGAACGCGCGCATCGCCGCCGACAACAACCTCACCGCCTCGGTCGTGGCGCTTCAGAACGGTCTGGCCGCCACCAATAACAATGTCACCGCCGAGACGACGCGCGCGACCAACGCCGAGAACAACTTGCAGACCCAGGTCGACAACCTCACCGCCTCGGTCGCATCCGGCCCGGCGGGCGGGGGCGCTCTCACCATCCAGAGCGGCCATGCCGCCACCGACCTCTCGGGTCACACCAGAGTCCTGTTTTCCGGCACGGGGTTCCCCACCGCCGTGACCTCGTTCATCTGTTCGGTGACCGGCACCGCGTCCGGGGTCGGCCCGTTCGATTTCACGCTACAAGCCACGGCCGACGCGTTTGGTGCCGACGTTTACGCGTTGCAGGCCGGTCTGACGGCCACGACGGTGTGTAATTTCAGTTGGATCGCCACCGGTAACTAGCGGATGACCATCGACTGCCCCCTGCCACACCCCTCGGCGCTGCTCGACAACAACGGATACATGGGCTCCGCGTGGTGGGCCTGCATCAAGGCCGTCCACGAGCGCACCGGCGGTGCCCAGGGCGTCTCCAGCAAAGATATGGAAGCGGCCATCGGTAATGAGGCGGCGACCCGCGCGGCGGCCGACACAGCCCTCCAGGCGGCGCTGAACGCCGAGGCGACGGCTCGGGCCAACGGCGACAGCGCGGAGGCGGCGGCACGACAGGCGGCGGACACCTTCATCCTGACCTATGCCCAGCAGACCAACGCGCTGTTGCATGAGACGATCACGCGTGGTGCGGCGCCGCTGGACAGTCCTCACTTCGTGGGGAATCCGACCGCGCCGACGCCGTCGCCGGGAGACAATGACACGTCTCTGGCGACGACCGCGTTCGTGACCGCCTCCGTCGCGGGACTGGCGCCACTCAACTCGCCGGCCTTCACCGGCAACCCTGTCGCGCCAACACCAGCCGGCGGCGATAATGATACGTCGATCGCCACGACGGCCTGGGTGCAAACCGAGGCGACCCGGTTCCTGCCATACCCCGGCTCCGGCGTGACCTGGGCCGCCGGCACCGGGGCGCCGACCGCCAACCTCGCCCGAGGCTCGCTCTGGTCCCAGGTGGACGGCGGCGTGGGCTCGACGCTCTGGGTCAGCCAGGGCGGAGGGGCCTGGTTGGCCGTGGGCGGCGTATGATGCGGACCCAGGTCGAGCCCTACATGGACGCGGTCGGCGAGCTCGCCCCGCTCTGGCCGTTGCAGTGGGCCGAGGTGTCCACCCACGGCGGCCGCTTCCCTCTCGCGCCACGCTACGAGGTCTACGAAACCCTGGCGAAACACGATGAGTTGGCGCTCGTCACGTTGCGCGACGACGGCAACGTGCTGATGGGCTACTGCCTCTGCTTCTTCGGGCCGGATATCCACGCGAAGCACTGCGTACAGGCCGCCACCGACGGGATCTTCGTCCACCCGCTGGCGCGCGGCAGGCTCGGCGGCTTTCGCCTGTTGCGCGCGATGCGGCGAGAGTTGCGGGCGCGCGGGGTGCATCGCTGGGTCGGTGGCGACATCGTGGGCAACGGCCACCGCGTGGGCCGGCTGCTGGAACTGTCCGGGTTCACGGTCTCTGAAATCGGCTACGCGCAATGGCTGGGTGAACCAACATGAGCGACATTTTCGGCGTCGGCAACGCGGTCAGTGGCATCGCCGGCGCGGCGTCTTCGATCTACGGCGCCAATCTGGCGGCCAGCACCGCGCGGGAAGCCGCCAATCAGGTGCAGAAGCGTTACGAGACCACGCGCGGCGACCTATCGCCCTTCTTCACGACCGGGCAGAGCGTGCTGCCCGACCTCACCAAGGTGGCCCAGGGCGGGCCGACCGGCGGCGGCCCCGACTTCAACGCACTGGCCTACGCGAACCTCCCGGGCACGATGACCCAGGCGCAACTGGAGGCGACCCCTGGCTACCAGTTCACCAGAGATCAGGGCCTCGCCTCGGTACGGGCACGCAACGCGAGCCGGGGTCTGGGGATGTCGTCGGCGGCGCTGAAGGGGGCCGCCGAGTATGCGACCGGCCTGGCCGACAAAACCTACCTCGACCAGTTCAATGTGCAACAGCAACGGTTTACCGATTATCTGAATTTGAACACCGGCCAGCAAGCCAATCTCTCCGGCCAGTTCAACCGGCTGAAGGACGTCGCGACCCTCGGCGAGAACGCGGCGGCGCAGACCGGCACGATCGGCCAGAGCGCCGCGAACACGGCGGCGGGGTATCTCAACGCGGCCGGCCTCAATCAGGCGGCGGGGTTCCAGAACGCCACCAACGCGCTGACCAACGCGGGGAACAATTACCTGGCATATAATGCCTATACGCAACGGACGGGCGGCTATCCGACCTCGCAACCCAATCCTGGCGGCACCGGAGCCAGCGGCCAGAATTACGGAGAGGCGGCATGAGTGATTCAATAAACGCGCTCCTGAACGCCGGCCACGTGCCGACGGTGCCGGTCGGCGGTCAGGTTCAGTTCAATCCCCTGGCCGCGATCAATGCCGGCAATCAGGCGGCCGAGCAGAGTTTCAGGACCGATCAGGCGCAGATGCAAACCGGCGCGATGCGATCAGCGATGGTCGCGTCCCAGGCCATGACGGTCGCGCGAGACGGGTCCGACGCCAATCTGGCGGCCTCGTTCGCCAATCTGAGGGCGTCGGGCGCGTTCCCCCCGCAACTGGTCGATCAGGAATACGCGCGCTGGCAGGCTATGTCGGAGAAGGAACGTCAGGACAACGCGGTGCGTGTTGGGTTGGTGCATCTTGATCAATTACATCAGGTCGTTGGCAAGACATCCCTTATAAACAAGGGAGGCCAGATAGTGCCGGGGACTTTGACACAACCCACGGGACGCGGCCCCGGAAATCTCCAGATCGGGCAGGGGTCTGCCGATACTACGCCAACGCCAGGTGAAGTGCTCGGGCAGCCGGGGCAGACATATCCGGCATCCCAGGCCGACGTGGACGCGGGCCGTGCCGGCAGCGTCGGGCAGATGATCGTCGTTCCCGGTTATGAAATCTATCGCCGTTCCGGCGCCCCTCTGCCGCCGGGATTGGGCGGCGGTGGCGGCGGAAACGGCCCCGCTGTCGTGCATGATTCTTCCGGCAAAGCGGTCAGCCCAGCCAATCCGCCGCGATTGTTGATCGTTCCCGGCGCGCAACCCGCCCCCCAGCCAGCCAGTCCTCCCGTCGCCCCGGCCACCACACCAAACGCCGCGTCAGACGCTGCGTCGTCTGCTCCGGCTGTTGTCGCCCCGGCGCCGGTTGGATCGACGCCGCCGGGTGCGCCAGTGACGATACCGCCGGGTGCGCCAGTGACGATACCGCCGCCCGCCGGCCCGTCTGCCGCGCCACCCTCCGCTTTCCCAAAGGGAGCCGCCCTCCAGGGCGGCGCGCAGGTGGCGTCGGACAATGCGCTCATGGCGCCCGCGACAGGCACGCCGGGGGCACCCAACCCGCTCGTGGCAGGCGATGTGGCCGCGATCCAGGCCGGCATGGCCCAGGCGCGGGGCACGCCTCGCCCGGCCGGGACGCAAACCGCCTGGAACACCATCCCCCTCGGGGCCGGGTCCGAGGAAACCCAAAGCAACAAGGCGTCCGCCGATAAACTCGCCGCCGATCGCCTCGAAGCCACCGAGTTTCAGAGCACGCAATTCCCCTATGTCCAGGCGCTCAAGAATTACGGCGAGGGGACCAAGACCGGGCCGACCACCGAGTTCTGGAACCAGGTCGCGGGCACGATCCGCACGCCACTGGCTAAGTTGGGCATGAACATCGGGCCGCTGGCGGATACCACGGAGCGGGTTGACGCGCTGGGCAAGTGGTTGGCGAATATCCAGTCAGGAAGCCCAATTTCCGCGAAGTCGGACGCCATGCTGGCACAGACGTTGAAAGGGTCGGCATCCACGCACATCAACGAAGTAGCCGGCGAAGATCAGGTAAAGGCGGGCCTGACACTTAAACGAATGAAGCAAGCGGCGCTTAACGAGTGGGACGGCAACCCCTCCGTGCAACGGCAATATGGAACTTATCTCAACTTCGCGCGACAGTATAACAACACGGTCGACCCGCGTGCTTTTGGCGTCGATATGTATAACCCGGCGCAGATCGCCCGGCTTCGCATACAACTTCAGAACGGCAGCGAGGAGGACGCGAAGCGGTTCCAGGACACGCTCGACATGGCCCGCCGTAACGGCATGATCGGCGGCGCCGGAACCAGGGCGATGCCCTGATGGCGGACGATCCGTTCCTCGGCACCTACGCGCCGCTGGCCAACGATATCGCCACTCAGACCGGCATCGATCCTTCCGTGGTCCTGGGGATCGTCGATGTCGAGACCGGGCACGGCGTCCACGTTCTCGGCAACAACATCTTCGGCATCAGTCCCGGTGGCAAAGTCGCTCAATATCCCGACGTGCAAACGGCGGCTCAGAGCTTTGTCAACCTGATGAAGACCCCGCGTTACGCGGGCGTCACGGCGGCATCCGATCCGGCGGGACAGGCGGCGGCGTTGGTCAAGAGCGGCTACAATACGGTCAACCCAAACTATGCGCGGCTGGTGACGGGAAGCGCGCTCAATATCGGCAAGCAACTTGGGTATCAGGATGCCGCCGCGCCGGCGGCTGCCCAGACGCAGGCCAAGGCGCCATCGGTGAAGGACGCGGTTCTGGCCGATCCGGCGCTGGCGTCTCCTGCAGCGCCGCCCCAACCGGCGGCCGGGGGTGCGGAAGCCGCCAAGCCGCCGTCGTCAATCAAGGATCAACTTTTGGCGGACCCGGCGTTACAGCCGGAAGCCACAAAACAAAGTGCGGCGCCGCCACCCGATACCCCACCACCAGGACCGTACAGCGAGTGGGGCGACCTCGCGGCGCAACCCTGGGCACAGGGCACGCCGCCCGCCGCTGACAGCGCAGCGCCGGTCGCCAAGGCTCTCTCCAGCGGCCAGGGCATGCGGAACGCATTGGTGCCGCCGCCGGGTTACGTTCGCACGCCCATCCCGTTCCTGCCGTTCGCGTTCAAGGAGACTGTCCCCGGCTCGGGCGAGATCGACCCGTCATCCGGCCTTTCCGGCCTGAAGTTCGACCCCGGCGCGGCTATCGCTCCGTTCGCCACCCCGCTACTCGACCTGTTGGAGGGCACCGGGCTGGAGACCAGCATGGGCGGCCAGAACGCGCCATTGGCGGGTAAGGTCAGTCCGGAGGCCACAGCCCTCTTGCTCGGCACCCGAATGGGAATGCGGCCGCGCAACGCGCTCGATTTCACACCCCTGGAGCGTCCGCCCTCTACCGGAGACCTGCGCGCGGCACCACTGCCTCCCGACTTCAAGGCGGCACCCATGAGCCCGGAAGCCGCCGCGAGAGCGCGAGAAGCGGCGGCGGCGACACCTGATGCCACCACGTCCACACCAACGGGAACGCCCGCGACACCGCCAACACCGCCAACACCGCCAACACCGATACCAATAACGGCACCAGCCCTCTCGGCGGCCGACCACCAATGGGCCAGCGGCATGCGGGCGAGACTGGACGAAATTCATGCCGAAAATGTGGAACACGGCATCCCCGGCAACGTAGGCGCGGCAGCCACTCCAGAGGAACTCGCGAGACTGACGCCAGCGCAAATGAAAGCCTATCGCGCGCAGGCAGAACTTGGAGAAATACTCGCGCCACCTGTAAGGGGTGAGGACAAATCAATTTACGTGCATGGTTCCGAACCGACATTAGCGGAATGGTCGGGTGATCCGGCTACATCGCAAAAGGAATCGCTACATCGGGAACGCGCGCCCAACGAATACAACGCGAGGATGGAACAGAATAATCAGGCACGCGTCGATTCCTACGACGGCATGCAGGGCACGAAACCGCAGTTAGACGCTCTACGGACGGACAAGGCGGCGGCGGCGGAAAGGGACGGCTCTGCTTATATGCGGGTCGCCAGACCGCTTGACCTGACACCGGCCCAGCAATGGCTGGAACAGCAGATGGCCGATCCCAGAGTGCGGGAGTCGCCCGGCCGCATGCGAGTACTGAAACAATTGCATGACTCACTCCACGACGCGGATGGCGTCCTCAAAACTGATCCGGCGTCGGGTTGGGGCATGCACGACGAAATGATTGCCCGATTGGAGAAAGCAAAAGACCCGGTTACAACCGATGAAAAGCGGGCATTCAAAGATCTGGTGCAATTCAAGAAAATCGTCGATGGCGTGAACAGCACCGCCAGTGACGGCGCATTCCAGACGTTCCTCGATAATCAAACGAGGTTCGCGCAACAAATCAACGCCATGGAAGAATTGCAGGGGTTCCGCCAGCGTCTCACCAACATGAAGGGCCAGATCAACGCGAATGCGTTTCATAAATTCGTGGGTGATCTGGCTGAACGTCGGGCGAGGCCGGGGACCGATCCAGCGATGGCGATAGATGACGATACAATGCACGGTTTGATCAACGTCGACAAAGACCTGAAACGGGCAACCAATATCGACCTCGGCAAATCCAGAGGCTCGCAGACCAATCTGTTTTTCACACTGGCCCAGGCAACCGGATTGGGGGCGGCGCATCTTGGCGCGGCGGCGCTCAGCCACGGGAATCCGACTGCCAATCTGTTCTTACAGGGCGTGATGAACCAGGCGGGAAAGATGACCGGTAACGCATTATTGCGACGCGCGGTCAGGAAGGGACTTTCCCCGCCCCCTGGCGGCTACGACTACAATCCGCTGACTCCCCCCAGCGCGCCCTAAAGAAAAACGGTCAGCAGAACGGGCAGGCTGATCCAGGCTATAACCAGGGCAACAGCTTTCATGTGTTCAGGAGCGTTGTTCGACCACCAACGCTCGCCGGCGCGTGCCGCCCGAGAGGCCTGGGGCTTTGGTTGAGCTTGTCGTGACGTAGGGGGCGACGGCGGCTCTGGTGGTCTGGGTGCCGGTTCAGCCTCGACCGGCGGCAGCGCCAGCATCCCCTCCCAGCTCAGCCCGTGCCGCTTTCTGAATGCCTCTGCATGGAGAGCCGCCGCCGCACGCTCGCCCGCGTGTTCGCTGCCCAGCATTCCCAGTATCCGCGCGAGGCGGGCTCGCTCGGCGGCGGTAATTATTGCCACGTCACTCTCCGGCGAGCTTTTTTGATTGTTGCGGGAACAACCCCGTATTTCTTCCCAAGCCTTCGGCAACCCAACGGAGACGTGCGGATTTCCTCAACTTGTTCACGGGTTAATTTTGCCCTCGTCACATGATTAAGCGGTGGGCGGGCGCGACCCTTGTTGCGCATATCCAGGTTGTTTTGAGCCTTTGTCCCAACGGTCAAATGATCCGGATTGACACAGGACGGATTATCACACGAATGCATAAGGATCGATCCATTTGGGACTTTCCCCTTTGTGATCTCATACGCGACTATATGCGCATAACGGTTTTTCCCATTGTAGCCAAACCGACCGTAGCCTTGTTCGTTCTTTGCGGCGTTCCATACAATACAACCATTGGTACCCAATGCGGTCTTTGTCCAAAATCTGGAAAAACCCTCATGCTCGGCGACGGTCATGTGGATGTCGCGATTGAGTGATGTTCCTCGATCTGCTTCAGCAGCAGTGTTGTCCTGCCCTCCTTGAACGCATGCACCAACACTGGATGCCGAGCGCATTTCCGACATAGCACGACCTCGATGTCTGATGGCACGTTGGTGATGAGCGTCTCACAGATGCCGCAGTATCGCGTGCTCATTACTCAGTCTCCGTCGTCGGCACGATGCTGACGTGCCGGCTGCCCTCCCAGGTCGCGTCTATGTGTCCGTCAGGCGTGGCGGTCGCGACGTGGACTCCGTCCGCTGTCCAGACCTCCACCCGGTTGTGCCCACGCGCGATCTTTTTGGCGCGGCGTAGCACAAGCTCACGGCAAGCCGGATCGCGGATGACGAGCCTCACGACGGCGGACGACCGGTCATCGGCTCCTTGGCCCATAGGCTTCGAGAGCGATCCGTTCCGCGACTTCCGCGCCAGTCATCCTCGTATGGCTTTCAAGGCGCTCCGCTTGCTCGGCCAGTTCCTCCAGCACATTAGAAACGATCGCCTCGCCCGCCGGGTCGCACGGCATCCCCAGCATCGCGCGATACCGCCGGCGCATGCTGATCCACAGCGCCAGATTACGCAGTTCCTCACTCAGCATCGCGCGCCTCCCCAACCTCAACAGCCGCGCAGAAATCGGAAAGCAGTCGCAGCGTCGGCATATAGAGATCGCGGACGGCCCTCTTATGCAGTTCCGGCGTATCGGTCGCCGTGCGCATCCAACATGCCCGCAGTGTCGCGATACCCTCGTTGACGTCGGCCATCAGCAAATCCCAGTCGGGTTCACGCATCGCGCATCTCCCCCGATCGCTCCTTGATGCGGCCTTCCTCGCGCGCCTCGATGTACCATCCTTCGACGGCTTCCTGGATCACCTCGGCCAACGCCGTCACGGTGACCTTTCTGTTCTTCATCTCGCAGTCCGCGAGAAAATACTCAGCCAGATCGTAAGACTTTGGATCAACCGGCATCCCGCGCCTCCCGCTTCAGTCGCCCAATCGCCGCCGTGGCGTCATAAAGGATGTCAGCGGGCGGCGGCTCGATGTGTCGCCGGCACCAACTCGTCAGCCTCTCGACGCGCAGGATGTCGTCGGCGCGGCGGTCCGACATCTGCTCCCGTAAATCGTCGATCGCCTCGGCCTCGGTGGCGCCCCAGCCAACCGGGCATGGCGGATGCGTGTCCGGCGCGCCGTCGTAGTCATCATCCGTGGCTGACCAGTCGCAGTTCCGTGCCGGTACGGGCTTGCGCCAAAATTCGGTGATGATCTTCATACCGCTCTCCCCGCCCTCTCGATCACGCGGTGCATGTCGGCCAACACTTCCTCGGCGCAGCCCGGGTGGAACGCCTCGCGGCCAATCCAGTCGGTGGCACCATAGTCGCCGCACAGACCGCAGCACCGTTCCAGCACGCCCGCGCCATCGCAGATATCGCAACGCGTGCCGCTGGCCGGGTCGTTGCCGTGGAACGCCACGCCATCCTCGCAGCGGCAGCAGGGGCGTGTTGACGACAATCCCAGGTTGTCGCACAGTTTCAAACTGTGACAACCGCATGACGCCATGCCGGGCGCCGAATAGTCATGCTTGGTGTCAAGTATTACCGCGCGATCAAATCGAGTAGAAAGGCAATTTACCTCTTGCTTCGATTGTGATGACAGGTAAAATCCACCACTCGCGCCTGGACTGCCACATTCACCGTCAGTGAAATACTTGGTGGACACGGGGAGCTTTGAACAATGAAGAATGCTGCGCGGCATCAATTGATTCCCTTCGATCGTGCGTCTGGATGGCAGATTGCCATCTCCAAACGCGACGGTCAAGGGAAAACCAGTGGCAAAATGCCATCGGCACAAATTATCCCGTTTCGGAAGGCGCGGAAATCAGCCGGCCGAGTCGCTACTTCTTCCCCGCTCGTCTCCTGGGCGAAGGATCGGTGCCGCCGCCCATGGCCGTGCGATTGTGATCGAGGAGCTCCGGGTGGGCTTCGATCAGACGCGCCGCCAACTCCCCGTCCACGCCCATGAGCGACCCCTTCAGTATATAGTCGGTCGACACACACAGGCGGTGGGATAGCTCAACCACCAGGAAAACCGTGGGTGAGCGGTCGCCGTCCTCGATTTTCTG